GTTCGGCGACCAGATTCTCCAGGCCGGCCCGCAGGGCGTCAATCCGCTTTATACCCGCAACAAGACCTATGCGGAACAATTGGCCGAGCAGCTTGGTAAGGGCGATCTTGAAGTCAAACGCGGGCAGCTTGGGGTGGCGCAGGGTAATCTTGGCGTGAGCCGAGGGCGCTTGGGTCTGAGCCAGAAAGAGTATGAAGCACGACTAAAGGGCGTCGGTGGCTTTGGGACGCCCGGTGCTGGCACGGCCATTCTTGGCCCGACGCTTCCGCCGTCATGGGAAGAGGAAAAGTAAATGCCCCAAGAAGGTGCGACCGCGATCAACAAGAGCACCGGCGAACGGGCGGTGTTCAAGAACGGTAATTGGGTGAAACAAGCTCCGGGCACTGTCGACGCCGGTATGCGCGCTCGTCTGTCACTCGGCCTGGGGCCGATGATCCAAGCCGAGCAGACCATGTCCAGCATGGAGAAAAATGGCAATCCACTGCAAAAGGACTGGGGCGCTTCTGCCTTGTCAGCATTGCCGTTCGGAGCCGGTGATCAACTTGCCAAGATGGCAGGCGGAGACGACTATCAGGCCTATACGCAAGCTGCCAAGGCCTTTGAAAGCCAACTGATGCCTATCATGTCCGGCGCTGCCGTTTCGCCTTCCGAGGCCAAGCGTCAGGTCAAAGCGGCGCTTCCGGAATTTGGCGACGCGCCATCCAATCTGCAAAGCAAGGAACTAACGCGGCGCATGATGCTCAACGGCGCGGCGCACTCCATGGGCGCGCCGCTTCCTTATCCTGATGTGCCGACCTTTGGCCTCAACACCAATCAAGTCCCGGCTGGGCGTGTTCCGCCTGACGCCAAGGCCGCCAAGAACGCCGCCCTCAAGGCTCGGTCAGCAGACAGCAAGCCGAAGATCCTCAGCGTGAGGCCTGATCAGTAATGCCCATCTACACGATCAAGCAGGGCGGTAAGATCTACGAAATCCAGGCCAAGGACGAAGGCTCGGCGCTGTCGGCGATTCCGACACAATCCAAAGCCTATCAAGACGTTTCCAAACTGCGAGGCAAGAACACCGCCAGCGACTCGGTGACGGGCGCGATGTCGCTCGGCCTTCAGAATCTCACCAACGCCGGCATCGGCGCGCTGGTCACGCAGGCTCCGCGCCTGATGGGTAAGGACCCAGGCTACGGTCTTGGCGAGGCCTTCCAGGCCGCACGCAATGTCGAGCGCGACCGCAGCGACGAGTTCTCTAAGGCTCACCCTGTCCAGAACATTGCTGGAGGGCTGCTAGGCGGCTTGGCCATGCCGGGCGGCCAACAGCTAGCGAAGCTGGCTACGCCCGTCGCAAAAGGCGCTCTGGGCCTTCTGGAGGGTGTTGGGCGCGGCGCGGCGATCGGAGCCGGGCTTGGCGGGACCTACGGCGGCACGACAAGCCGCCCCGGCGACGAGCTGCGCGACATCAAGCGCGGCGCGATCACGGGCGGTGTGGTGGGCGGCGCTGTGCCGATCGCCACCGCAGCGGCGGGTAAGGCGGCGAACGCCGTAGGAGGCGCGGGCCGAACGATCGCGCGTGCCGCTAACAAGGCGTCGGGCGGTCAACTTCTCAATCCAACCCGCGAGGCCGGCAAGCGCCTGGTCGAGGCGATGCGCGCCGATGGCATGGATGAGGCGGTCATTCGCGCCACGCAGAACGAAATGCTGCGTACCGGCGTCACGCCGACCCTTCTCGACATCGTCTCGGCGAACGGTGGCGGCCAGAACACCCGCGCCCTGATCCGTGGCGCGGCGATGAGCGGACCGGCGCGTAACACCGCCTCGCAATACGCCAATCAGGTCGTGGGGGATCTGCAAGACAATGCGATCGGACTGGCTGAGCGACTGACGCCGAACAATCCGCAATCGGCTCCCGAGCTGCGTAGCGGCCTGGAAAGCGCGGTCAAGGCGAGCGACGCCGCCCTCTACCCCGCTTTCCAGGCCGATCAGGTCCCGACCCAAGCCATCGGAGACGCCTTGGCTGGTGACACGGGCCGCAGCGCCTTGGCCGCTGCCCGCAAGATCGCTGACGCTCGTCGCGACTTCAACGCCGTGCAGGAGATCGACGCCCTGGCCGCAGGACAGGCTGATCAGGTTTCGGCCGGAACGGTGGACCTGATTCGACGCGGTCTGCGTGACGCGGGTGAGGAAGCCGCGCGTGGAGCGAACAATACGCTGGGCGGCGGCCTGACGGGGCGCGCCGCCGATCTTCGCGACAGCCTTCTCAACGTCCCTGGCTTCAAGCAGGCGACGGAAGCCTCTTCCGGCCTGCGTGGTCAGATGGAGGCGATCGACGTTGGGGCAAAGGGCCTCACGGCGCGGCCAGAACAGTTCGCGGCCGATATCGGCGTTTTGCCTCCGCAAGCCATGGAACCGGCGCAGGTCGGCTATCGTCAGGCCATCGCCGATCAGATTGGCGCACCAGCCGAAGGTTCAACCGGTGCGCTCAACAAGCTGGCGACTTCGACGAATCAGGGTCGCAACCTTGAGACCGCTTTCGGTGCTCAACCCGCGCAGGATTTCCGCGCCGGCATGAGCAACCTGATCGACCAGACGAACAACGCCCGCTTCATCAATCCGAACACCGGATCGCAGACGGCTCCGCGTCTGGCGGATCAGGCGCTTGTCGAAGGCATCCCGACGCCAAAGCTTTCGATCCTCGGCCTGCTGTCCTCGGCCTGGGAGAAGATCCAGCGCGGGGCTACCCTGACCGATCAGGAACGTCAGGCGCTTGTTGAGATGGGAATTTCATCGGGCTCGCCGCAACAGCTCGCGCCGCAGATCGCTCAGCCCGCGCAACAGCAGCTTCAGCAGTTCGGGGCTCGTCTCGCGCCGGCCCTGGCGCTCGGCGCTAGCGGGGAACGATAAGATGCGCCAGCCAGTCGCCGAAGCACCAGGCCGGCAGGATGATCGCCAGAAAGACCGTCGCCCAGGTGATTTCAGCCAGTATGCGTCGCATGGAAACACCCTACCGCATGTGGTAGGTAACGTCAAAAAGGTGGACCAAAATGCCTAAGCAGCTTCCTCAGACTGGCGTGCAGAATACGGGCGAGCCGGTCTATCTTGTCGATCCGTCGACCGGCACGCCTACCGGTGGTTCTGGCACGACAGCATCGCAGGTGCAGGGCAATGTCGCGGCTGGCGCTACCGATAGCGGAAACCCCGTAAAGGTAGGCGGTCTTGTCAATACTGGCCTTCCTGGCAACACCGCGACCGGCCAGCGTGTCGATTGGTGGATGGGCCGAACGGGCAGCGGAGCCACCTTCCTGACTGTTCAGGACGGGACGATCGTTCAGGCCGCCGGCACTCAATCGGACGCTCAGAACAATGTCACCGGCATTGCGCTCAACGTCAGAAACTTCGGACTTGTCTATAGCGGCGACAATTTCTGGCAGCGCCAACGCGGTGACACCAACGGCACCAATATGCAGCGCTCCTTGAGCACGGCTATTTGGAACTTCGCCAGCGCCACGGGGGGGCTGACGACCACGGCCGACACGGTCATGATCGCGGCGGGCGGTGCTGGCGTGCGCAATTACTGCGCCGGGATTTCTTTCGCCAACTCGGCCGCCACAGCTTCGGAAATCGTAGTCAAGGACGGTGCTTCGACGGTGCTATGGCGAGGCTATGTCGGCGCATCCCAAACCACAACGCAATTTGTAACCTTTGACGTTCCGCTCAAGGGGTCCGCCAATACGGACATGATTGTGGCCATGATCACCACCGCCACGGCGACGCGCGTTTCCGCGCAAGGTTTCCAAGGGAGCTAGATGATGGCGAAGTATCAAATCAAAAAGATCGTTCCAGGAGCCCAACAGGGCGATCAACCGACCTATACCGACGTCAAGGTCTTCACCGAAGCGCCGGCACCGGCTCAAACACTTTATGGGACTATCCTTGCGCTCAAGAACAGCACGGGATTCGACCATGTTTATGAATTGATCGCCTGATCAATCCGATACGCCTTACGTATCGGCAATCTAGGAGTGGGGACTTCATCATGGCCTTGGCTATCGCTGTAACGGACTATAACTCAAACGCCACCTTCGGCATTGTCGTGTCGTCCATCTCGTTGATACAATCCGTCGAGGCCGTGCCGCCAGATCCAAACCCGACGTCGCTCGTCAAGATCAACACCGGTCAGAACACGATCACCTATCACGTGGTCGAAACCGTCGACGCTCTCATCACCGCCATCAACGCCTAGGAGCCACAATGCACCTCACCAATGACCAACTCGCCGCCGCCATCGCCGAAGACCTCAACACCATCGAGGTGGCGACCAAGAGCCTACACAAGCACCTTCATCGAGCGCAGCTCCGCGCCCAGAAAATCGGCCTGATCGAAACCACGTTCCACACTGAATCGGGTGGTTCCGGCGACGACAAGCCGAACGCCGAGTAAACGACGGTGACCCTCCTGGGATATCTATATGGTGGCCTGGGAGGGGCAGCGCTGGGAGTAACCGTGATTGAGTGGAGTTTCGCCAGGCGCAAGCCGCATCCTGACCCTAGCGGCGTCTATGCGGGGCTTGGCATCTGTGGGCTGTGGTTGCTGTACGTGACCGTCAAGTCCATGCACCTGACCGATACAGACACCGTCGTTTTCAGCGCGGTCATGGATTTGACCGCGCTCTTCGCCGTTACACGTCTTTATAAGAGACAGGCGGCGACATGGAAAATCGCTCTCGCCTTTGCGTTTTTGGCGCAGCTTTGTCTGCACGTCGTCTATCTCAGCCTTCCAACCCGCAGCCCTTTGACGCAGTGGCGCTATTGGGCCGGACTAGATGTATCTTACGTTGTAGAGTGCCTGGCAATCGCCTCAATGGGGGGACGCCGTGGCCTTCGCTATCTGCATTCTGTGCTTGATGGCCGGCGCGCTGAGACTAAGGCGGGCGCTCAGCAATGACCGCGCCACGGACGCCGAGAAAACCCACGCTCGACCCGAGGCTTGATCTCTACATCCTGTCGCAACAGCGCGTTGAGGCCGAAGTCGCCAAGCTTCACGATCTGTCGCGCGAGCGCCATGAGCAGGTCATGAAGATCCTGGGTTCGGAGGATCTAGATGAGAAAGGCGCACCGATTGGGCGCGGCCTTACAGGCCGTGTGATGCGTCTGGAGGTGTGGAAGCGAACGACGGACGGCTGGCTTCGCTACGGCGCGGGAGCCATGGCCACCGCCACGCTGTTCATGGCGGCCTTCTGGTGGCTGACGAGCGACACCATCGGGAAGCTGTTCAAGCACTAGGAGGTTCGTGTGCGTGAGATTCCTCAAGTCGCGGTCGACTTCATCGCCAAGGTTGAGGGCGTCAAGCTGACGGCCTACGCCGATCCCGCCACTGGTGGTGATCCTTGGACCATCGGCGTGGGGCACGCCGCCAGCGTCAAGCCAGGCGACAAGATCACTCGCGCCAGGGCCATGGAATTGCTGCGTCATGATCTAGTGACGGCGGCGGGGCGACTGCGTATGCGCATCGGTGACGTGGTCGATGACCTGACCGAAAATCAGTACGCGGCACTGTTGTCCTTCGTGTTCAATCTTGGAGCCAACCCCTCTTGGACGATCTGGAAGCGACTCAAGAGCCGTCAGTTCGATCAGGTCCCTGGCGAGATGATCAAGTTCGTCAACGCCAACGGTCGCAAGATCCAAGGCCTTGTCAATCGCCGCGCCGCTGAAATACAGCTCTGGTCAACGGAGGAACCCGGCTCCACGGACGAGCCGATGTCGAGCGCCGTTTCCCGCTCCATAGACACCCCACCAACGCCCACGGATCCCGTTCCGCCCCAGAAGTCCGCCACCATCATCACGGCCATCACAGCCGCCGCCACGGGCGTCCCGGTGGCCGTCAGTCAGCTCACCGCCGCTGTAGCGCCATATCAGGATAAGAGCGAGATCGTTCAGAAGATCGTCACCGTGCTTGCGACACTGGGGGCGATGGCGGCGATAGCTGTTCTCGTGCTAACCTGGATCAGCAAGAGGCAGCAACGCCGATGATCCTCACGCCCTATCTATACGGAGCCGCAGGCATCGCTTTGGCGTCCGCGATTGCCGTGGGGGGGATTCAGACGCTCCGCCTCAACCACGCCAAGGCCGATCTCGTTACGGCTCGCGCCCAGGCTCAAACCAACCTCAACGCCTATCGCGCCAGCGAATCTTTTCGCAAAGACGACCAGAAGGCCGCGACGGCGTCATACGCTACGCTCGCCACTTCCTGCACGGCCGACTATCAGCAAGCGCTTAAGGCCGGCCGAACCATCGAACGGGTGATCAATGTTCCTGCGAAAGCTGACGGTACTCGCGCTCTCATTCCCGCTAGCGTCCTGCGGGGTTTGGTCGAGCAATAGGCCGCCGCTCACCGTCGCGCCGGTCGCCTGTCCTACCGAAGCGAGTGCAACTGTAGAGGAGCCCCCCAAAATGCCTGACAACGCTGGATTCCCCGCGCCTGTTACTCCGACCGAAAAGAGCGCCGTGGCGGCTTACGCGACCTGGCTTAGCGAGTTTGGGCGCGACAATCGGACCAAGACCGAGCGCCTTCGATCCGTCCAGCGATGGTGCTCTAAACGATGAAGTTTTCACGATACGCGCTCGCCTCGGCTTGAGCGCCACAACAACCTAGGCTAGTTTTTCGCCCGCGCCGAATGAGCGCATTCCCCGAGGATTCCCATGCCCAACATCATCGAACTGCCCGAACGTCCCATCGGTGTCGCCGACATCGTCATGCTCACCACCAATGGTGACGGTAGTTGCGCCGTGGCCTACAACAACGGTGGCGGGTCGACCTCCTTCAACACCGTCAAGACGGTCGCCGAAGTTATCACCCTGGCCAATGTCGACGGCGTCCGGCTGATCCCGGTGACCACGACGGACGGCAATAACCGGGGCGTGAATGCCGCGCGGATCAACAACGGCCATGTCAACAACCTGGGTCAAACGGATCTGACCCTCAATTGGTCCGGTACTTCCACCGTCATCCACGTGACCGACACGTTGGCGTCGGTGATCGCCGCCGCCAACGCCTAGGCCCATCGACCCCCGGTGCTCAGTCATCGGGGGTCTTCTCCCCTTGGGCTTGGAGGGCGGCTTCAAGCCGGTCCAGACGCCTCAAAACGGCCCTGATTTGAGGCGCTGCTGCCCGAAGTTGAAGACCGGGGTTGCGGCCTTCAGACTCCGCCAGAAGTGCGCGAAGTTGCTCGGCGGCGTCACCCATCGTCTCGCCCCTCCGAACCGAGAAGGGCGCGGGCAAGCCCCTTGGCTTGATAGGCTCGAACGTTGTAGCCGGGAGCGTCCGCGCGCCATGACCACGGGAAGAACTTCGCGGCTAACCACTTGCTGACCTCGCCGCAGTTATAGCGAACGCGGACCTTCGCTTGAGGCCCCACCGGACACTCCCCGCCCCTCCATTCGATCCACCCGGCGCTATCGGGGGTGCTGTCTAGGGTCATGGGTCAGTCCTCCTTGGCTTCAAGAGCGGCGCGGCCGGCGTTGAGCCGTTCGAAATAGAAGACGACAGGCAAGCCGGTCTCAGCGATCAAGCCATGGGCCGAGAGCAGCTTGAAACCGGCTTGCTTTTTCAGGGCCTCTAACCGCACGCCTAGCCATTCGCGCCAGCGCTCCAGCGTCATCCGGTGCTTGTCGATGTTGCAGGGCGGGCACGACGGACGGTAGTTTTCGAAGGTGTTCCGCTCGGGATGGAGTTGGTGAAAGCCGTCCTCCCGATGGCCCGTCGTCATGACGCGAATGACGGGATCGAAATGGTCTGCGTGCCAACCCTTCCCAAGCTCGCACCCGCAGTAGGCGCAACGGCCATCGAACATCGCGAACACCTGCGCCCGCTGCGCCTTCGTCAGCTTCCCAGCCATTAGCTCTGCTCCTGGGTGAGGGCTTGGCGGCCGGCGCTCGACAGTCTCAGGAAGCTGGTGTCGCTGCTGCTGTCGTGGCTCCACAGTAGGAGGCCAGCGTCTATGGTGGCGTTCAGCGTGTCGGGTTCACCGTCATCGACAAACTGCATGGCGGGATCGTCAGGGTAGTCCTCGTATGACAGGCTACTTCCACCGGCCGCGACGAGCTTGAGGAGTTCCAGCGTCTTCCCGGCCATTGTCTCAGCCCTCCCCTAGAGTAGGGGTGGCGACGGGATTTAGATCGTCCCGGAGTTGCCCGTCTTGACCCCCAAGAGGGCCATCGGTAATTGCTCGCTGGCCAGAAGCTCCATCAACGATCCCGGCCATGTAGGCGGCGGCGAGCAAGTCGCTTATCGGCCGCTCAAGCGGTCGTGGGGGTAAGATTCTCTGCACCCGAAGCTTGATGCGCTCCAGCGTCATACGGTCGACGGGAACGCCCGCCAGAGACTTGGGGACGCCCCGATTATTCACGCGGTTACTCGGCATCTTGGGCCTCATATGCTCGCTCGGCCTCTTCGCCCTCTTCGATGAAGGCGTCGATTTCGTCACAGGCTTCCGACAGCGTCGCGCCATCCACCCTCTCGCTGTTATCGACCCAACCGTCTTCTGGACCTTCGTACGAGGCGTCATAGTTGCCGCTGAACCCGTGCCACCGGCCGTCCGGTTCCTTGGTGATGTGCCAGCCGCGATAGGCCCAGATGCCTGCGGTGTTGACTGCGCGCGAGGATGGCGGCTCAAGCTGAGTGTCTTGCGACCAGCAATCGCAACGCTCGATTTCTCCGCAAAGGCCGCAGCGCCGAGGCGCACAGTCCGCGCTACTTGGCGCGGAGACGGCGGCCCTGGGGTGATCACTCATGACTTATCTCCACTTTCGCCGGGGACGGTGTCAGGCGTCGGAGATGCGGTCGCGCATGCTCCGCATTCAAACTCAATAACTACGCCATGGCCCACGTAGACCTCCTCGATGCGGCTTCCGCCGCACGCTTCACATTCCACCTCGCGGTGGATGACGTCGTCTTGGTCGCCTTGTTCGTGCGCGGCCTTGCGAAATTCATCGACGGCCATGGCTATCCCCCCGTCTCAGGCCCAGCGCCCCGATAACCAACGGTGGCCGACAAGGACTCGATCAGGTCCGCTGCACCTTGAAGGTGCTTGGCGACCAGAATGCTGAAGTTGCCGCGCGTACCGGCCAGCCGCCGGTCGTTGTCGGTGATCTCAGCCGCGAAATGGCGAAGCTGGGCGGGCGTCGGTGAAATGGTTACCGGCGTCGGTGCGGCGTGGCCGGGAATGGTGTCGAGGGCATATAGCGGCCAGACGTTGCGCCAGCCCGACCAGCCAGTCTTTGGCACGTCGTGCAGGAGTCGGGGTTCGCTCCACAGGCTTTCGGCGAGGTGCTGTTCGGCAAGCCACGCAGTCGGCTCGATCTCGCCAAAGAGGGCGACGATTTCGTCCGCCTTGTCGAGCGATGGGCGCACCCAGGAAAGCCGATTGTGGTGGTTCGGGTCAGCGTCGAAATTCGTCCACGACCCCGGATCGATACGGCGCGCCATGGCTTCACGGATCGGGCTCATCGGTCACCTCGGGGGAAGTCGATCACTACGCCGCAGCATGGGATTGGCAGGACATAGAGGCGGCGCTTGGACTGGTCCCAGAACGCCCCGACCCAGAGGTCATACCAGGCGAAAATCAGACGGATTTTCATTGACCCTCTCCCGGGGCCGGAGGTTCGGGCAGCGGCATCCAATGGGATGCGTCATTGTCGCGAATGGCACGGCTATCCAGCCAGTCGCCAGACACATGGCAACCCCATGAAATTCCACCTGAACCGCTGTATCGTTTGGGAAAGAACAGCAGGACGGCAGAGCCATCTTTTGGAGCGCTGCTTATGGGCCGCCACCCAGCGAGCGCAGCCGTCGCACCCACGGCCTGTTCATCCTGCTCGCCGCACGGATGGGGGCCAGGGTCCTGGGAGACCCTATCTCCCCCCCGCGTCTCCCCCTGTGGAACGGAGAGGAGGGCGCGTAGCTCGTCGGCCGCCTTTCCGATATCGAGACAGGCCGGGATATAGTCGTCGTCCTCGACGCTGGCTTGATCGGCAACGCCCATAGCCACCAACAACTGTTCGGCATGGGCCTCCAGCGCCATGATCCGCAACCGGGCGGCGGAGAGGTCGGCTTCGGCCTTCTCAGCACGCCGCACCAAGGCGGTCGGTCCCTCCACCCAGGCCATGGCCTCTTCCCGTGTCGGACTGGTCATCGGCTGGCTCCCGGAAAATCGATCACCACGCCAAAGCAGGGGATCGGAAAGATGTAGAGGCGGCGCTTGGATTGGTCCCAGAACGCCCCGACCCAGAGGTCATACCAAGCGAAGATCGGCTTAATCTTCATGGTGCCGGCTCCACGGAAACGGCACGCCGCAGAAGATCAGCATGACAATAAAGAGGCAGAACACCCCGTATGGAACCCGCCACAGCGCGCTCATCGGCCGGCTCCAGCTTCTACTTCAAGTCGCCGGTTGATCACGGCGAGGGCCTGGGTTTCGTTAAGGTCGCGAAGCTGCCCCCACTTGCGACCGGTCAGGGCTCCCGCAAGCTCAAGGACGTCCAGGCCGCCGCGCTTGGCCAGAAGCTCGATAGTCTGGCCATGGTTCCGCTGCAGTTGGCCTCGCGCCGTTTCGACCAGCCACCAAGGAACCGACTTGATCTTGTCGTTGCCCATGATCGGGAAAGGCTTGGTGTCGAGGCTCACCGGCCCGCTCCTTGGAAGAGGGCGAGGATGGCGTCGGCGGCGTCGTCCTGGCCAAAGATGGTGGCTCGAACAGGCCCTGGAACGCTCAGGAGCTTGCCCAGCAATTCCTCAATCTGCTCCTTCGTCACCCCTGCGGCAGGAGGCGGGGAGGGCGCATCCATAGGAAGATGCGCGATGATGCTGACCTTCTCGGCATCCGTGAGGCCCCGGTCGTTGGCCTTCTCGATCAGCCAGCGGCACCAGTGTTCCCAATCCGTCTCCACCCCTCCAGCCAAGAATTTCACCGCCTCGGCGTGGTTCTCAGAGCCGGGGAGGAAGCCGGCTTGGACGGTGAGGGGCGGCGGGGCTCCAGTGGCGGGAGAGGGGGCGTTAAGGGCCTCGATGCGGTCGGCGGCACGGCAGAGATAGCGAGCCGTTTCTGCATCCCCGCCGACCCGGCAGGACTCACGATCAGCCCAGCGCCGCAGTTGTGCGGGCGACCAATAGTGATCCGGGTCGTAGGTGTAACCATTCTTGCTCGGCTCTCCCCCTCCTGTAGGGATGGGAGGAGCGGTGCGGCGGTTCCAGTTCTCGCGGGCGCGCTCCTCGGAGGAGGGCCGGTCAGGCGGGCCGTGGTAGGCAGGCGGCGCGCTGGCGTGACAACCCTGGCAGACGATCACTCGCCCGTCGCGGACATAGGACGAGATCGGCAAGCCGCCACAGAACGGGCACGGCAGTAGCTCCCGGCTCTCCGCCTCTAGGGTAGGGGCGGGGGTCATTGACCGCGATCCTTGTTCAAGATGATGTGGCCCGTGATCCCTGGCTCTTTCAGGCGCTCAGGGTAGGCGGCGCGGTAGGCGCTGAACTCGTCCAGCCGATCCATGACCGCTTGGCGATGGTGCGGATCACTGACCATGTCGAGGTACGCCATCAGGACGGGGAGGGCGTGCTTGTCCCGGGCGCGAAACAGGATGACGGGCTCTTCGTCGGGGATCGGCTCGCCCGACACCCGATTGATGAAACGGCCGCCCTCGAATTTAAACTTGCGGTCTTCGGCCATGTTTTATCCCTCCCAACCGTTGCCGCACTCGCGGCAGCTCTGAGGGGCGACGTAGCCCTCTTCGATGTTCCAGGGCGCGGCGATGTGATTGCCGCAGTTCAAGCACCACAGGCCGTCCTCGTTGGCCTCCCATGGCGTTCCTTCGGCAGCATCGAAGATGCGGTCGAGTTGATCGTCGCTATCCATTGGCTCGCCCTTCTCCAGTCGCTTGAGCAATGGCGGCGTCCATGTCCTTGCGCATCAAGTCCATGGTGGTCGCGTATTGAAGCGGCCGGTCAGGATCGATGAGGTCCAGGGCGGCGCGGTTGCGCTTCAGGGCGGCCACCAGATCGGGAGCGGCGGCGATCAGGCGGGCGTTGGCGTGACCTTCCGGGATTTGTTTGTTGAACTGAGCGATGATGAGATCGCCACCGTCCTTGTAGATGTCAGCGTAGTGTCCGGGGCCATCAGGCGGGATAATGCCGCAGTCCCACTTCCACGGCCCCGGCGTATGCCGACCGATGGCGCTCTCGGGCGTCAAGACGGGCGCTTCAACAGCCCCGGGACCGCTCAAATTCTGTTCTTCATCGGCCATTCCGGCCTCCTGCTGTTGGGGGTGGGGACTCACGCCACTTCCATCATCTGTGGGCGCGGACGATAAACACGACGCCGAAGCTCGGTGACGGTCACTTCGTCAATCGTAAGACCCGGATGCTGCACGCCGTGATCCTTCGCCCACTTCACCGCAATGTCGCGGTCTCCGAAGGTGCGGATGGTGACGCCGGCTTGCGTGACGGCCTGATAGTCGGTGCGGGTCATTGCGGAACTCCTTGTCCTTGATGCTCGGCGAGCTTGCGCATCAGCACCTCGATTGTTTCGGACGACATCGCCTCTATGGCGTCATCCAGCTCGCGTCCTGACAGTTGAAATAGGGCGTCAAGGTCGGCGAAGTCGAGCAAGTCGGTCATGTCTCAGCACCCCCTTTAGAGGGAGGGGTGGGAAGTACAGTTGAGTGTTCGTCCCGGGACGGCTGAACAATCCCGTCCTGACCCCCAAGAGGGCCATCGGATAGGAGCTTAAGCACAGCATCAGCCGCCTGATCTTCGCCGATGAAATCACCCTGAATGCTCTCCTTGATCGCAGCAATTAGCTGATGTCGCGAGGGGATTCGGGATTGATACGCCTCTTCGTAGAGCGGACGCGCTTCGATGCGCATGTAGTTATCGGTCAGCCGCAAGGCATCGTCCGCCGCGTCATCGTGGCGGAGATAGAGCTTCGAGCGGAAGCGCTGGGTGTCAGGGTTAAATAGCCCCCAGCCGATCAGCCTGAACGGCTCCGCATCGTTGCGAGCAAGCGCCCCCTCCAATGCTTCCTTGAGATATTCGATGTAGGCCGTGGCGGCGAACATCATGTCCTCGCCGACCTTCATGGAGCGGATGGCGTCCGAGTGGTCCTCCCGGCTCCAAGCCCGGTGCGCGTTTGCCCAGCCACGCTCGGCTATTTCGAGTTCGCGGTCGGCGCTCTTGGGCGTCGAGACGGGCGTGTCAGTGGTCCCGGGATGGCCTCTGTTCTCTCCCATCACCCCACCTCATGGGTGTCGGAGGGGGTGGCTTTGGCCGCCTCGAAGAGCGCCCGCCTTGTGGCTAGCTCCTTCTCCTTCTTGGCAATGTCGGAGCGCGCCTTGGCAAGGGCTTCTTCAGCGCTCGCAACAGCGTGGGCGTACCAGCGCTCAGCAACGTCAGCGGGAAGCTCGACCCCGACCTTCTTGCCGGCCTCAATCCAGTAGTTGAGACCGTGCATGTAGCCGGTCTTGGTGCGGAACTCGGCCATCGCCGCGTCCCACAGGCGCGTCCAGATTTCGAGCGCCTCCTCGTAGGAGCAAGCCGGATAGATGGTCTGGTTACTGCCGGACCCATCGTAGTAGCGGTTCACGCCCCAGGTCAGGTCGCCCCCGCTCTTACCGAACAGGGTGAGAAGCTTCAGGCCCTCCTCGCGGCCGTTGTCCCTGCGATACACCAAGACCTCGTCGAAGGTCTGGATCGACGCGCCGCAGTATTCGGCGACCACGGCATGAGTGATGCGGCCGGCGAGAAGGTCGTCTAGGCGCTGTAGGCTGTCGTGCGTGCGGAGACGCTCGCGCCGTTCGCGCTCTCCGCGCTCGAAGTCCTGCGAGGCCGTGCGGGCGGCCTTGGCTTTGGCCTCAAGCTCCTCGACTTCGGCGCGCAGCTTGGCGATGCGCTCGTCGTACTTCGCGACCGGCGCCTCGACGAACACCTCGTAGACGGTGAAGGGGCGGCCGTAGTGCGGCTCGTCGTCGACGTCGTTGAGGATGGGGCGAACGACGTGCTCGCCGACCGATCCCGCGATGTATTCGACCTCCTGGCCATCGCTCAGGAAGACGGTGTCGCCCTTGGCGAAGGTGCTGGCCATCAGGCGGCCCTTTCCGTGATGGAAGGCGCCACGCTGTCGATCAGGCCGTCAGCGATCTGGTAGGCGGCGCAGACCAGCTTAGCGGCGGCGCGTTTGCGCTTCTGAGCAGCCCACCGCAGGAAGTCGGCATGGCGCGCATGATCCAGCGGCGAGCCGTTGACCCGAGCGACCCAGCGCATGTCGGAAGCCGTTTTCACGTCTCGGACGGCTTGGTGGATCAGCTCGCGGGGTTGATAGACGATCAGGGACTTCATGTCCGTCTCCTTGTTTCCGAGCCCTAGACAACCATCGCACAGACGGCGTGTCAACATCAATTATACGCTTGCGGTATTTTCACAATATGCATATCATTGGTACACCTTAGACGTAACGGGTGAACAATGCAGACCTTTCGCGACATCATCGGGCTCTGGCCTAACCGCGCCGAGATGGGCAAGGACGTCGGATCGACGACCCACGCCGTGGGTTACTGGTGGAGGAACAATGTCATCCCGCCAGCTCACTATGACAAGGTCGTCTTCGCGGCGCATCGGCGCGGCTTCTATCACGTGAATTACGCGTTGCTGGCGAACATCGCGCGGGAGAGGCGGTCGTGATTATCGCAACCTATCGCAGCGATGACGCCCCCGCCGGGTTTGAATGTGTCGCGCACATCTTCACCCCGCAAACTGACGTGAAAACCAAGAAGACCCGGCTGGCCTTTCATCCCGTCGTGATCAACGCCTCAACGGAAGAGGCTGCCCGTGAGAAAGCGCAGGCGTGGTGGGACGGCGAGGTTGAAAAAGCCGCTGCTCGCGAACGCAATGCCGTCGCAGCCGGTATGCGGGCTCGAAATCGCAAATCGGTGACTCCATGACCGCCACCCCCGTCACAACCTACGCGCCGCTAGACGAGGACGACATTCGCGTTCTCCAAGGCGCGCCCTACGAATTGCCCGACATCCGCTGTGTGCAACACGCCATCGGGGGCAAGGTCGACAGCCTGGTTCGCCGCCACTACCTCGCGCCTTCGGCGCGATTCGTGGGGCGGACGGTGCTCGACGACTACACCGTATTCACGCGGACGCGGAAAGGTGAGGAGGCGATAAAATGAGCGGTTTCAACATTTGTCCCGCCCAGGATGGCGGCTATCTCGTCCGAAGTGACTTCACTGCGGAGGTCTTCTTCGCCGGCACGCTATACGACTGCCTCGAATATATCCGCGACAGACTGTCGAGCGCTGAATTGGCTCGCAATCGAGAGGCTGTGTCATGACCGCCATCTATCTGCTGCTGACCTTCGCCATCCTCGTCGGCTGCATCTGGGCGGTGACGCGATGAGAAAAAAGTGCACCAAGTGCGGCGAAGAGAAGCCGCTAATCGAGTTTTCACCCCATCGGGAAAGGCGTGACGGTGTGCTTCCGGACTGCAAGAAGTGCAGGGCCGCTTACAAGGCCAACCGAATCGCCAAAATTCGTCAGCGTAGTTACGAAATCATGGAGACTGGTCGATGACTCGCCCCCTCACCAAGGGCGCGGTGCGCATTTGGGCGTTGGTCCTCAACCTCGTTCTTCTCGTCGCCGTCGTCGCCCTGATCGATTGGGCGTGGCGGTCTGTTTCTGGAGGTGGATGATGATCACTACGCTTGTCAATATCGGCATCTGGCTTGCGGTTATATGCGGCCTCAACATCGCTCTTTCCAAAAGCGACTGGAAACGTGAGCTCGTGTGGGTGATCGGATTCATTGGTGGTGGAGCACTTGTCGTGTTGGCTATTATCTTAGAGCGAACGAAATGAACGCCCTCCTCGACATCCAAACCCTTCGCGCCGAGAACACCGCTCTGCGCGAAGAGAACAAGGAGCTGCGGCGTCAGCTCGCCTATGAGATTAACCTGCAGATTGCGGACCGCATACGCCTGGCGTTTGGGCTGACGAAACAGCAGGGGGCTATCCTGGAGGCGCTGAGAGGTGCGAATGGTCGCGCGGTGAGCATCGAGACGTTGGAAGCCTTCATGGAGCCTACAGGCGGGCGCGACCCGCATGGCGACATCGACAACCTCGTCAAGGTGCAGATCCATCGTATCCGTCGCGCCGTGGGCAAGGAGGTCATCGAAAACGTCTGGGGCCGTGGCTATCGGCTGTCCGACGTCGGCAAGCTAGTGATGATCGAGGGACTTGAGCGAGCGGGATATTTTCGCAAGGAGACGGCATGAACGGTAATCTGTTGTTGGGCGGCGCTCTCATGCTCCTGGGCAATGGAGTAGCGGTTTTCGCCGGAGCCGCAGGAAATGAATGGCCAAAAAGCATCTGGCCAGGGTGGGCGTCGACATCCTCGCTCATTCTTATTTTTCTTGGCGCGTATTTATGGAAAATCGCATGAACGCCGCCACACGAGGCCGCTACGCGCTTGGACGCCTGAAGACGGGCGCGATGAACAAGACGGAGGCGAGCTACGGTCAACGGCTTGAACTGCTGAAGGCTGGAGGTGAGGTGCTTTGGTACGCCTTTGAGGGCCTGAAGCTCAGGCTTGCCGACAACACCTTCTACACGCCGGACTATGCCGTCATGCGATCTAGTGGTGAGCTTGAGGTGCACGAGGTCAAGGGCTTCTGGTCCGACGACGCTCGCGTCAAGATCAAGGTCGCTGCCGCCCTCTTCCCCTTCCGCTTTATCGCCATCAAGGCATTGCCGAAGAAGGCGGGTGGCGGGTGGTCAGTGGAGGAGTTTTAGCATGGGCCTGATTGCGAAAGCCCTGTCGCAGCAGTCGTCCAGCGCCGCGAAGAAGGCCGATCTCTGGCCTGAGCTGATGGCTAAGTTGGGGGAGTGCGTCACTCAGGCGCATGTCGACGACTTCGAAGCCCACCTCGTGGCGATAGAGCTACAGATCCCCCGCGCCTGGCATGAACCGCTCGCCGAGGTGATCGAGAAGACACGCGAGGAGATCGCGGCGGACGACATCGGTGCGATCATGCGCAGCAAATATGATTTCTAACTTGTCGTATCACCATAATTGAAATAGCATTTTCGGTATGAAAGAACTCATACTGACAAAAGGATTCGTCGCCATTGTGGATGACGAGGATTTCGAGGTGCTGAGCCAACGAAAATGGACAGCGCTTATTACGGGGCAGCACATCAAGCGTGTGTACGCCTACCGGCGACAGATGTGTGATAACGGCGTGCGTAAGTGGCAAAAAATGATCTTGCTGCATCGCGCCATCATGCTGCCGCCTGACAGAACGGACGTTGACCACATCAACGGAGACACGCTCGACAATCGCCGCTCAAACCTGCGCCTGGCGACACGGAGTCAAAACCTGGCGAATAACCGCCGGGCGCTAGGAGCTACCGGATATCGAGGCGTTACAACTGATAAGCGCGCAAAAAGCGCTCGCTATATCTGCCAGTGCGGCGGCAAAAATATGGGGTACTTTGATACACCCGAAGACGCGGCCAGGCGATACGATGCAGTCGCATCAGAAAAATTCGGAGAGTTCGCTAAACTGAACTTTCCAGATCGTGGCGACGGCGTACAGTCGCAATGTGTAGACGTGAAGAACGTGGAGAAGTGATATGGCTTTAGGCCTTCAAACTGGTGGCGGTAACTTCGAAGATCGCATAGCCTTGGTGAAATACGACGCCCGTGCCGGGCGGATCTTCCGTATCGACCGTTCGCAGGATGCGGGCGGAACCTGGCAAACGGATCAGGTCGAAATCACCAACGGCTTCCAGGCCGTTATGGATCTCGAAAACATCCAGGTCGGGTGGCTGAACTTCCCGGCCGGCGGCGCGCCGAGCATGGTGCTCGTCAAGCTGGGCGAGTCCCTTCCGCCCAAACCGGCGGATGGCAGCAAGCAGGGCTTTCGCGTGCTGATGAAACTGGGCAAGTCGTCCGGCGGTGATCTGCGCGAAATGGCGTCTAACGCTGGTGTGTCCATCGCCGGCATGGACGCGCTGCACACCGCTTATACGGCGGGGCTGAAGGACAATGCGGGCCTACTGCCTGTCGTCGCTCTCAGCACCACCACGGCGGTCACCAAGACCGGCAAGGATGCGCAAGGCAAGGCGCAGTCGTCCACCAACTATCAGCCGGTGTGGGAGATCGTGAAGTGGGTCCCCCGCCCGGCTGAGCTGGGGGGCGAAGGCGGTGCGGCGGAGGCCACGAAGGAAGTCGAAAAGCCGACCCCGCCAAAAGTCGAAGCCAAGGCCCTGGTCAATGCCGATGACGAGTTCTAGTCCCACATTGACCCAACACCGATAGGGTGGAACTATGAAGGCCCCCGAACTGATCCGGGGGCCTTCTTTGGTTGTGGCGTGGTGGCCAGGACCAATGAATGGAAGCCTTGGGTGAGAAGGACGACCACTGCATGTCAGATACTAATGCCCCGGACGCTGGCGTCAATAATAGCGTTACGCCGCTCGTCAAGCCGCGTCCTGATTGGTGCTTGGAGCACCTGCAATTTCTGTTCGGACGAGCCCTGACGGGTCGCGTCGAGATCACCTCTATCAAGGTCGGCGATCACCCGCATCCGAAGACAAAATTCTTTGACCTCGACGACATGGAAGCGGCTGTTGAATACGCCATCGCGCTTAACGGCGAGCCCGGCCGCAATGTCTATGTCGGGGCCGCTACGCGGCATGAAGATGTTTTTCCGGGCAAGGCCGCCGACGATACCGATTTCGAGCGCTCCTACTGCCTGTTCGCAGATTTTGACGATGATCATGATTTTGAAGCGGCCCGTAAGCTTTATGAGGCTCAGGGCCTCAAGCCGGCGCTCGTTGTGGTCACGGGTCGCCACCCCACCAAGCGCGTGCAGGTCTGGTGGCCGCTAGAGGAAGCGATTTCAGACCGTGACGAACAGCGCTCGTCGCTTCGTGGTATCGTCGCCGCCTTGCATAGCGACCCGGCCGTGTGCAGCGCCAAGCAGATCATGCGCCTGGCGGGGACGCTCAACTGGCCCAAGAAGGAAGGGCGGATCTTGGAAGTGTGCGAACTGCACCGACCCAAGAACGCCCTGCAAGCCATTGCTCTGCCGCATATCCACAAGGCCTTTCCACCCGTCTCTGTCGCCGATTTCAGGTCATCTGGCATAGCTGATGTCGAGGTCGCGCCGTCAGGTTCGCTAGGGCTGATTGAGAAGGTCATGGATGGGCGGGAGGGTTACGCTTTTCGCCTAGTGCGTGCACACCTTGTTGAGATCATCGGGACGACGGGTAGCGAACCGACCCCCGACGAGCTTTATCAATCCGTCGCGCCTGTCTATCTCGCCAAGGCCGATCAGAACCGTCCGGGGCGGGGACCGTCGTTCCTGAAGCAAAAATGCGCTGAGGCCCTGACCGCCTTTGAGCGCGGCATGATCCCGTTCGCTAGGACGCTAGATGAGGCTGTCGAAACCTACGCCGCCAAGATCAAGGGGGAAATCAAGTCAGGCGACCCTTTTGACCAGATCGCGGCTTTCGAAGCCGAGGAAGCGCCTGCGTCAAAATCGCATTCCTTCCCCGCCAGCAGTCTCAATGGTGAGCCGCCTCCCCGTCAGTGGGTGGTGCAGGACTGGATTATAGAAGGCGCGGTCAACAGCCTGTATGGTGATGGTGGCGTTGGGAAGACGCTTCTCGCTCAGCAGCTTGGGGCGAGTGTGTCCCTCGGTGTGCATTGGATTGGCCTGGAGACCAAGAAGGGCTCTGTCATGGCCATTCTCTGCGAGGACGAGAAAGACGAGCTGTGGCGGCGACACAACGACATCAAGGCCTCGCTCGGCTACGCCATCGGAAACCCGTTCGACGATTTCCACCTGTGGCCACGGGTCGGGGAAAGCAATCTTATCGTCACTTGGGATAGGGACGGAACGGCAAAGCTGTCGACCTTCTATGAGGACCTTACCGCCGAGATTCGCGAGAAACAGCCGTCGCTATTGATTCTCGATACGCTCGCGGACATTTACGGCGGTAATGAGATCGACCGCGTGCAGGTCAATTATTTCATCAAGACCGTTTTGGGCGGCCTGATCCGTGAGCGGGGGCCAGAAGCGCCGCTTACCGTTCTGTTGCTAGGACACCCGTCCGTCAGCGGTAAGGCCGACGGCCGGGGCTTCAGTGGTTCGACCGCCTGGAACAACAGCGTTCGCTCGCGCATGTATCTTCAAAAGCCCGACGACGGGGCGAGCGAAGAACGCATTCTGACGCGCGGAAAGGCGAACTACGCCGCTAGCGGCGATGATACCGCCATCCGCCTTTTCTACGCCAACGGCGTGCTTCATGCCGGTGACGACGTGCCGGGGACGGATAGCCTGTTGTGGGCGTGCATCCGAGACGCCTGCCAGGCCGTCAACAAGGCGTGGGATGAAGGCAACCCCTACACCGGTCGCAAGAGCCATTCGCGGCACATCTATGCCGCTCTTCCGGCCAAGCTTTTGGCGTCAGGCTATGCGCCGAACCTTGTTCGCCAGGCCGTCAGGGAAGCGGTTGATGATGAGAAAATCTATCTGGCCAAGAGCAACGGCAAGAGCGGTTATAGGGCCCTGTCATGAGTGCCCAACTCAAAGCTAAAAGTGCTCTCGCATCGTTTATCGATAAATTGGCCAGTGCTCTCGTATCGATAAACGATAAATCCAGAGCACTTTTCAAAGCACTGGCAGTGCCAAGTGGGCACTGGGCACTTTATCATGTCGTTGAAATCGTTGACAAAAATGCCAGTTCTAGAACTTGGTCTCTTTGCCAGTGCTTGAGGACTGTGTTTCATGTTTAATTTCAACAAGTTACAGGCGCTCCTCGCGCGGGCGCGCGCGTATAGCCTGAGCACTGTCGCGCTCAGTGCCGAGCGCGCTTGTCAGCGCGCGCTCGGCCCGGCGCTCCATACGGACACAAAGGAAACCAGCTATGCCAAATTCTGATGACGCCGTTACCCTCCAATCCATCCACACTGGCCTAGACGAGGTCGCCAGGCGCATGGAAGCCAAGTGGGGGGTCGAGCGGCTTCCCCTGCTGGTGGACGCCGAGCTGCGGGCCAAGTTCGAACGTCAGCGCATCAAGGTCGGCGAGGCGCTGTCAGAGGCATGGAGCGCGAAGGTCCTGACGCGGGACATGCTGGAAACCGCGATTGCCCGTTGCGCCGCCATGGAGCGCGCCTGGGCGGTTTTAGACGCTCAGGCTACCTCGGATAGGCAGATGCCCATTTCGGCCGTTGTGACCGTGCTGGAGGGCCGTACGCACGATGGTTCGGTGCTGGCGGTGGTCGGGACGAACGCGGAGGCGAAACATGTCCTCGACGAAGGACGGGCGACGGTGGTTCTGACCCTTGAGGAGGTCGCCAACCTGCTGAAGGCGGTAGGGCCGGTTTTGGAGATCAAACGCTCGTTTCCGGGGGCGATGGTCTGCGCGCCGGCTGATCGGTCGTGGGTGAAGGCCGGGGATGAGATCCCGTTTTAGGGAGAAGCGAAAGAAACACGTTGACGAGCTGTACGAAAAGCGTATGGTGTTGGTAACGGAAGAGACACCTAGAGGAGACTGGAAATGACCAAGCGCCAAACGGTGGTTCAGCACCACCTGTCACGCCCCGAAGGGCTCCGTCTGGAATCGGACCTAGGAGGCTCTGGCGAGCATGTGGGCAAAGTGAGGCGTAGTCCGCGTAACCGGCTAGCCCTCAAGGCGACCCTGAAGGGTTCTAACCTCACTCCACGTGCTAACCCGAGCCCCCTAGGGGTTTATCCTTTAGCGCCCTCCCAACTAACTGGAGAGAGACGATGGCACATGGATACCGCGTAAAGTTTTTTGACCCCGACTACCGGCGCGATCCGAAGACTGATCGCTATTGCCAAAAATGTCAGCGGGATCTTGGTCTTGCACAACCCCATCGCCGCATCATGTGGGAGCTAGACACGATGGATGCGGTTCACGGTGAAGATTGGGAGGTGGCCGACGCAGAAATCAGAACTCGGCGAGAACATCGCGACCCGATAAATGTTGGCTTGGTTGGCATGGATTGCGCCCGGCGGATTGGCCTCGAATGGACTCGCCCCTCCTTCTAGGGCCTTCAACAAGGAAGATGGAAAGATGACAGACGAAGAGGCTGTCGAAGCATTTGAGGCCCAGAGGATAATTCCAGCCTGGAAGGATCGTGAAGAAGACCACGTTCGCGGTGACGAATTTGTGGGAAAGGTCCTTCGCATGCACGGCTTTCCAAAGCTCGCGGAGGCCTATTGCCAAGCGAGTGAAAAATGGTGGTATTCATGATCGTCTGGGCTCTCGTCCTCGCCTTTAACCACCCCGTCATCCTCGCGACGTACCCGACCCATCGCGACTGCATGGCGCGGGTGCGACCGAAGGTTACCTATTGTCAACCGGCTTATGTGAGGGTGAGATGAGTGACCTCATGACTTTGTTAGGCGCTACCCTAGCGCTAGGATGCATTTTCGCTATTTGTGTGCCGCTGTCTCATTGGGTGGTAGAACTGGGCGCGCAGCTAAGCATTTGGCTTGATAGGAATGAGCCTAGATGACGCAGCCCAGCTACGAAGAACGCGCCGCTCAGGTCCGCGCCGTGCTCGCGCTGATGGATGATGGCATGGCTGAGCGGCCGGCTTGTGAGCAAGTTGGGATCAACAGAGCGACCTTCCGCGCCGCTGCTTTGAAGGTCAACGCGGCTGACCATTACGCAAGCGCGTGTGAAGGAATCGCCAAGTCTCAGGTGGACTTGATCGAGGCGCTGATTACTGAAATGCGAGAAGGTTCTGTTGATCCTTCAGTCGGCCGTCTCGAACTAGACGCCCGCAAGTGGATCGCCAGCAAGCTCTTCCCGCGCCAGTGGGGCGACAAGCAGCAGATCGAGCATACGGGCCACATCGCGACCGACACGCCTGACGAGGAACTTGACCGCCGGTTGCTGGCGCATGGGATCGACCCGGCGACGCTGAAGGGCGGGAAATGAACACCTACCTCGACCACGCGCAGATCGGTTGGCTTCGCGAGCCGCGCCCTGGCGCACGAATCAACACGTGGGCCGAGAAGGTTCGCGACCTGGCCTACAAGCTTGACGCCATGGAGGTGCCCGACGACGTGGCGGCCGTGCTGCGTGAGCTGTTCGAGGAGATCGGGCAGCGGGATCGCGATGCGGTGTACCGTGGCGCGATGGATCGCGAACTCATGAGCCAGCTTAAGTGAGATTGAACCATGCGACGTCGTGACGCGTTCCACCGGCAGACACTCACGGAGAGCCAAGCCATGGCCATGACCCAGAAACCCGCCGACAAGCCGGCTGATCCTCATTCGACGACCGGTGACCCCCGCACGCCGGAACAGATCGAACGTGACCGCCAGGCCAAGTTCGAGGAAGCCAAGAAGGCGGAAGACGAGCGCGAGACCGACAACGCCAAGGCGCAGAAGCAGGCCGCCAAGAACGCCCCGAAGGAAGACGGCGACAACTGGCGGCATGCAGACCGTCCGCAGCCTGACCCGAACGCGCCGCGCAAGGGCGCTGTCGACTACGAGAAGCAGATTGGCCCGAACGAAGATCCGAACAGCGCCGGCCGACTTGACCCTGAGGTTTAGGGGTGTAGTCTGAACGTTGACCGTCACGGGTCGTCGTCTCCTGCGTCTTCTGTCCCGGAAAGCCCTCGTCACTTGCTGGCGGGGGCTTTTTGGTGTTTAGTCGTTAGTGCTGTGATCAAGCGGCTTTCGGCTCTACCGGCTCCCGAACCAGCAACGGTCGGTCCAGGGGTTTTGCACCGAATTGACGATCAGCGCTGCGTCGGGGTTAGTCGCCCGGCTCACAGCGACCACCTTGCAACCCGCGCAAACCGTGCTATCGTTCTGTTGCTGCGGCGTTCGCGTTGCTGAGTGGCTTAAGGCCTCTGGTGCGCTAGTTTCCGTCAATCACCGCGCACGGTGGAAAAAGACGGCAACCGCGAGTTCGAATCCCGCCGCTTCGCCGCAGCGTCTTGCTCTCGCCGAAATCCGTGCTATCGTCGGGCCATACTTCCCTCGACAGGAACGATCATGAAATCGCCCCTCGCCCCCAAGAGCCCGGTCGGCACGATCAAGTCGGCCAGCGCCGGGCGCGTGTTTTCGATCAGCGGCCCGTCCGTGCCGAACGCCAAGGGCAAGCCGTCGACGCCGCGCGGCATGACCGTGCTGAACAAGGGCTGAGGAGATGAGAGACACTTCTGAAAGTTCAGACGCCGTCTTTGGTCGGCTTGGTCGCGTAGGATCGAATGTCATCAATGGAAGCTACTACACGGCCGTAGCGATCTCTTCGTGCGAGGATGGCGGCTACGTTGTAGTCGGACAGCTTTACGGTGAGCAGAAGTATCTGTTCGCAGGTGAGCTTGATGCGTGTGGAGCTTACGCGGTAGAGGCTCTAAAGAAGGCCGAGATCACGAAGGCCGAACAGGCCGCTTTCGTGGAAAAATGCCGTGCTCAACAAATTGTTAAAGGCGGCATGGCGAGCAACCAATACGGACTTGAGCAATGAAAAACAGCACCAAGCTCCCCGGCAAGAACGGCAAGTCGAGCGGCCCGTCGTTGCCGTTCAACCTGTCGAAGAAGCAGAAGTCCAACGCAGTGACGAACAAGCGGTAGCTTCGTGCGCTATGTTCAGCGATATGACGGCGAAGGCTTTGAAGTCCAAAGCGGCACGCCGACGCGCTGGGCCTGTTGCGATTGCGGCTTAGTTCATGACATCGTGTTCGTGTCGGTCGACGACCAGGGCGAAGTGAAAGACGAGCCGATCGGCGTCGCCACCAAGCGGAACATGCGGGCCACAGCCCAGCGCCGGCGCGGGATTGTCGATCGGCCTAATAAGCCAAAGGGCTCGCTTCCGGGGCGTATTTAGCCGCCATGCTCACCCGCGAGAAAAAGCTAGAGCTGTTAGCCCTCCTCGACGAAAAACAAGCCCGTGCCGACAAGGTGCGGGCTTCCGTCGATTTCGAGTACTTCGCGCATACGCGGCTAAAGATCCGCCCGAAAGAGGGCGCACTGATGCCCTTCACGCTCAATCGAGCGCAGCGCTACATCAACTCCCGCCTCGATGAACAGCTTGAGCGTACTGGCCGTGTCCGCGCGCTGATTCTTAAGGGCCGTCAGCAGGGAGCATCCACGCTCATTGGCGCGCGGTTCTACTGGAAAGTGACGAAGACCGGCGGCTTTCAGTGCTTCATCTTGACGCACGAGGCCGCCGCCACCGACAAGCTGTTTAAGATGGTGGAGCGCTACCACAAGAACGATCCTCATGCTCAGCCTACCAGCGCCTCAAACGCTAAGGAGCTGTCGTTCAGCGCCCTGGATAGCGGCTACAGCGTCGGAACGGCTGGGACGAAGGGCGTGGGCCGATCGTCGACCGTGCAGCTCTTTCATGGCAGTGAAGTGGCCTTCTGGCCGAACGCCTCGGACCATTTCGCCGCCGTCGTTCAGGGCGTGCCGAAGGTCGATGGCAGCGAAATCATCCTTGAGAGCACGGCGAACGGTATTGGCGGCGAGTTTCACAAGCGCTGGCAGGAGGCTGAAGCCGGAAAGGGTGAATATCAAGCCATCTTCGTGCCGTGGTTCTGGTCTGATGAGTACGCCTCGCCCGTGCCGTTCGGATTCGTGCTCGACGAAGAGGAGACTGAATATCAGGCGCTGCACGAACTGTCGTTGGAACAGATTGCCTGGCGACGCGACAAGATCGTCGAGCTTGGCAGCGCTCAGCTCTTCAAACAGGAATATCCAGCTACCGCCGCAGAAGCCTTCCAGACGACGGGCCATGACGCCTTTATCGACACTGAGTTGGTCATGGTGGCGCGTAAGCGCGAGATCGATGGCCCGGGGTCGCTGGTGGTCGGCATGGATCCAGCCGGACAAGGTGACGACGCCACGGCGGTCGCCTGGAGGCGCGGAAATCAGCTGATCAAGACCGAGCGTCGTTACAAGCTGACCGCCGTCGACAAGGCGAACTGGGTTCGAACCATCATCGACGAAGACGAGCCGGCCAAGGTGTTCGTTGACGTTGGCGGTGGCTATGGCGAGTTCATCCAAATCGTGCGTGATTGGGGCAAGCACTACGATCGATGCGTTGAGGCCGTCAGCTTCGGCGGCTCGCCTCAAGATCCCCCGAAAATTGGATCTGATGGCACGAAGCTGCCGAGCGCCAAGAATCGCCGCGCTGAGATGTGGATGCGTATGAAGACCTGGCTGCAAGATCCGCTTGGTGTCGACATCCCCGACGAGGATGCGCTGCACGCCGATCTCTGCGCACCAGGCTATCGGCACAACACTGCCCGCGAGTTGATCCTTGAGAGCAAGGAAGACATCAAGAAGCGCGGTATGCGCTCGCCGGACGCCGCTGACGCGCTTGCCCTGACCTTCGCGGCCCCTGTCAAGGTGCGAATTGAAGAACCGGCGCGAACGCGCTACGCTGGTTCGACGCAGCGTCGCGCGTCTGCATGGGCTGTGTGATGTTCATCCTGAACGATGCAGAGGAAATGGCGATAGCGGCGATGCTGTCGGATGACGGTTGGACTGAAGAGCAAGAGCAAATTCTTATACGACTTAATGCGAAATTGAAGACCGCCGGTAAAGCTAGGGCTATCGGAGTAGAAATGTCCAAGCGGGTTGAAAATCCTATGTGCCAGTCATGATCCGCGTCTTCTGCGACAAGGGCCAGTTCGACATCGAGGCTGACGAAGCGGTGCCCGACATGACGAACAATCTCGTGCTCAAGCTGGCGAACGATATCGTCGCCATCTTTCGCTGCGAGTGCTGGTCGTATTTTCAGGTGCTTGAAGAATGAACCAGCCTACGAAGCGCAAGCCCGGCCGTCCGCGTAAGCATCCATTGCCTGTGGAGAACATCCACGCCTATGACATGCGAGGAGAAGAACGCTCGGCGGCGGGAGTTGAGGGCGTTTCGGAAGGAGCGGGCGGCCTATTGGGAGGCATGGAAGAAGCTGACGCCAGAGCAGCGCTTGGAGCGTTTGCGGCAGCAGCTGATATCGAACCTGACAGCGAAGTCATGGATCGCCAGCTTTCTGGAGACCTAACCCATGATCAATATGAAGAACATGCTGTCGCTGATGAAGCGGAACGAGCGGTTTCGGGAGCGGGGGAAGTACCGAGCGATGCAGATCCCAGAGCCTCAGCTCTGGCCGAGGATGACGCGGGAGCAGGCGCAAGCGCAAAAGAACTACCTGTTTTCTCACTCATTACAGGCCATGAACTAGCCGCTATGAAGGAAGAGGCCTGGGAGGGGTTCCAATACCGTGAGGGGCGCAGCAAGATGGACACGCTCGGGCGCATCTGGGAGTTTGCGCCCGAGACGCGCCAAGAGCTTACCGTCGTCACCTTCTCGATGCGACGCCCCTGCGGCCCGCGCCAGGAGCGCACGATCAGCACGGCGAACTACGGTACCGACACGGCGCGACAGCAGAGCGACGCCATGGTTGACGAGATGAACGGATGGGCGCTGTGACCCCGCAGGAGAAGGCCGACAGCGTCGCCCGCGACATTGGTAGCCCTAAGCTCGTCGCCGCCACCCCGGTCGACTTTGGCGACCGTATCATCTTCGTGTTCGACATCATCCCGCACGAGACGTTGCCATGGTCGAAGGGCGTCGAGGTCGAGACCGTCACCGCGTCGCGCGATAGCGTCCTGATCGTCCTAAACGACTGGAAGGCTCGCGTGCTCGACCAGATCAACCGCAACATGCCTTCGCCCGTCGTGCAGAAGGCCATCAAGGTTCACGGCATGAAGGCCGTTCGGAAGGCGCTGGGATGATCGACCTCGACGAAGATAACGAAGTCGGCGAGAGCGCGAACAACGCACCGCCCCAGGCTGTCACCGACCCCGATTTCTACAGCCGGTTCGGAACGGACGAGGAGTCGCTTCTCGCCAAGTTCGCGCGCTGGCGTCGCAAGCTCGACGGTCATTACTCCGAATGGCTGTCAGAGGCCAAAGAGTGCTTCGACCTCGTGGCGGGCCGTCAGTGGACGGACAATGAAATCTCCGAGATGGAGGAGAAGCTTCGCATCCCGACCACCTTCAACCGCATTCAACCGACCATCGACGCGGTTGCCGGCGCTGAGATCCAGGGTCGGCAACAGATCCAGTATTTCCCCCGTGAAGTGGGCGACAGCGCCGTCAGTGAGATCCTGACGCAGGGCGCTGAGTATGAGATGGGCGAGTGCGACGGTAACGAGGAGGACTCGGATGCCTTCCGGGACTGCCTGATCTGCGGCGTGGGAGTGACCGAGACGCGCCCCGACACGGTCAACGGTGAGGTCAGTATCATCTGCGACCGCATCGACCCGCTGGAGATCTTGTTCGACCCCGGCAATCGCAAGGCCTGTTTCGCCGACGCGCGCTTTCTCAAGCGCGAAAAGCACATGGACGAGGAGGAATTCGAGGAGCTATGGCCCGGCTTCTCCCCCACGGGCGATGAGAACGACGGCAAGCGCGTCACGGTCGTTGATCCGCGTGTGCGCTACACCCATGGCGAGCTTGGCGACAACGACAAGGGCGACGTCGTCGTCTGTGAGTGGCAATGGTACGAAAACGAGACGACCCATCTCGCCGCGATCGAAGGCAAGATCGTCACGCTGACCACGGACGAGCACGCCGAGGCGCTGGAGGCGAATCCGAACCTCGACGCCGTCAAGCAGTCGCGCCGCGTCTATTACCGCGCCTTCACCAACGGCCCCCAGATCATGGAGGTGGAGGAGATCGACGTCGGCGACTTCACCTACAAGGCGATCACCGGCAAGCGTGACCGCAACAAGGGGACGTTTTACGGCCTCGTTCGGCCGATGAAGGACCCGCAGAAGTTCGCCAACAAGTTCTTCAGCCAGATCCTTCACATCATCAACTCCAACGCCAAGGGCGGCGTCATGGTGGAGGAGGGGGCGGTCGAGGACATCCGCAACTTCGAAGCCTCCTATGCCCAGGCCGACGCCATTACCTGGGTCAATGACGGCGCGTTGCAGGGCACCAATCCACGTATCATCCAAAAGCAGGCTCCTGCCTATCCGCAGGGCTCCGATCGCATGATGCAGACATCGGTGGACGCGATCCGCGACGTCACGGGCGTGTCGCAGGAAATGCTCGGCCTCGCCGACCGAGATCAGCCCGGCGTGCTGGAGCAGCAGCGTAAGCAGCAGACCTATGGCATTCTGGCGGCTTTCTTCGACGCGCGCAGGCGCTACATGAAGCTGAAGGGCCGGCTGCTGCTGAAACTCATTCAGAAGTACCTGCCGGCCGATAAGCTGGTGCGGATCGTCGGCGAGGACGGCTCGCCGCAGTACGTGCCGCTGGCGCTGGAGAAGGACACGATGGAATACGACATCGTGGTCGACGAAGCACCCGCCTCGCCGAACCAGAAGGTGCAGACCTTCCAAATGCTGACGCAGCTCATGCCGCTGTTCAGCAATGCCGATCTGCCCGCCTCGTTCTGGGCCGAGATGGCGAAATACAGCCCACTTCCGGCGGGTCTGTCGGCAAAACTGGCCAAGATCATCACCGATCAGGAAAAGCAGCAAGAGGCCGCCGAGCAGGCGCAAGCGCCGATGAAGCAGGCGGCCGAACAGCTTCAGATGCAAGGCGCGCAAGCCGATGTTGCCGACAAGGCGGCCGGGGCGCAGCTTAAGCAGGCCCAAGCCGCCGAGCACGCGGGCGCGGCGCAAACCGATCCTGTCGAGACCGACTCTGCCGCGCGTCTAAACGCCGCACGTGTCGCCGAGATTGAAAACCGTATCGTCAATGACCTTTCGAACCGCACCAAGACCCAAGAGGAATATTCCTGATGAGCGACATCGAGAACGACGTTTCGGACAACGCGCCGGCCCCGGATACGTCGGCCGATGACGCCAAATACGCGGCATTGGAGGCCAAGTACGCAGGTCGAGACCAAGGCCCCGAAACCTCCGACGCTCAGCCCGGCGGAGAAGAAGAGCAAGCGCAAGGCGACGAAGCCAAGCTAGAGCAGCGCAAGCCTCTCGCGCCGGAAGAGGTCGAGAAACGCTGGAACGACACCAAGACCGCGCTGAAGGAGACGCGCCGCGAGGCTCGCGAGCTGAAGGAGCGTCTGGCTGGGCTGGAGGCGCAGCGAGCAGCCCAAGCCGAAGAGCAGGACGCCATCGAGCGCCTGGTGTCGTCGTTGCGCGACGATGACGATGACCCGATCGAGGACATCACCACCGTTAAGACCTTGCTGCGCGAGTTCATGAAGCGCCAGAAGGACGAGACGCAGGCCGAACGCGCGCAGCGTGAGCAGCAGACGGCGATGACCTCGTTCGCCACCTCGGTCGCTGAGGGCGAAGTCGAGTTCAAAGCCGACAACCCTGATTATGACGATGCGGTGAAGCACTTCCGTCAATCGGTGCGGGAGGAGTTGGAAGAACAGGGCCTCAGGGGCCAGGAGCTTGAGAAGGAATTCGCCACCACCCTGATCAATCTGGCCAAGAAGGCCATGGACGCCGACCGCAACCCGGCCGAGGTGGTCTATTCACTGGCCAAGAAGCGCGGTTTCAAGGGCGGCGCGACAACCGTCAACAAGGTTGACGAGAAGATCGCCGCGACACAGGCCGATATTGACAAAGCGGCTGAAAAGATACAGACCCTTAGGCAAGGTCAACAAGCTGGACGATCTCTTTCTTCAGTGGGCGGTGGCAACGGGACGGGTGGTCAAGTGACCCTCACCAGCGCCGCCAAGAAGACGGGCAAGGAATTGCTCGCCGACTACGCCAAGCTGAAGGAACAGGCCAAGCGGACCGGTAACTATCGTTGATCGTCTGGCCCACGGACGGGCCAAGGCATCGGTGAGCCTCTAACACGCCGGTCGTAGGCCCCACGGACGGGAGCGAAGCGCGGAATCATCCGCATTCCCTTTCATCCGTGGAGAAGCCTAAGTGTCCACCACCAATTATGGCGTTAACTCGCCCGAAGCCGTCAAGCTGTGGCGGAAAGTCCTGTTCGAGGAAGCCCTCGCCGCCACCTGGGTCGGCAAGTTCATGGGCGAAGGCTCGGACAACGTCCTTCAGGTCCTCGACGACACCCGCAAGGGCGCTGGCGACCGCATCACTGTCACCCTGCGTATGCAACTGACCGCCGATGGCGTGGTTGGTGACGCGACGCTGGAGGGCAACGAAGAGGCGTTGGTCACCTACACCGACAACCTCTATATCGATCAGCTCCGCAACGCCGTTCGCAGCGGCGGCAAGATGACCGAACAGCGTATTCCGTGGTCGATCCGCGATGAGGCCAAGACCGGCCTCGCCGACTGGTTCGCCGGCCGCTTCGACCAAGTGTTCTTCAATCAGGTCTGCGGCTACACCACCGAAACGCGCAGCCAGTACAACGGCAACAACGCGATCATCGCGCCGACCTCGACGCGGATCTATCGTCCCAATGGTCGCGCCAATGACCAGTCCCTGACGACAGGGGATGAGTTCACCCTGACCCTGATCGACCAAGCTGTCTTGCTCGCCAAATCGGCCAACCCGATCATCCGTCCGATCAAGGTCGACGGCGAGGACAAGTACGTCTGCGTGCTGAGCCTGGGCCAGGTGCTGCAACTGCGCACCAACACCTCGACCGGCCAATGGCTCGACATCCAGAAGGCCGCCACGACCGGCGACGGCTCCAAAAACAACCCGATCTTCACGGGTGCGCTGGGCGAGTACAACGGCGTCATCCTCTTCGAGGACCGTCGCATCCCGCAGGGCGTCAACTCCTCGACCGGGGCCGCCGTTTCCACGGCGCGCCGCGCTGTCCTGATGGGGGCTCAGGCCGCCGTCCTGGCTTTCGGTCAAGGCGCGTCCATGGACCAGATGGACTGGAACGAGGAGCTGTTCGATTACGGCAATCAGTTGGGCGTCTCGGCGGGCTGCATCTATGGGCTGAAAAAGTCTCAGTTCAACAGCACCGACTACGGCACCATCGTCATCGCCACCTTCACGGCCTCCTAAGGATAGGTGCACCATGCCCACTCCCGCTCGTAAAACTCAGTATCAGGTCGTCCACGAAATCTCGCGGACCTTCACCTTCGCTGACGCCGGCCTCGCCGCCGGTCTTCAGATCGGCACGCTTCCGGCCGGCGCGCTCGTCGATGAGACCTCGGTTCTCACCACGACCGCCTGGAACGGCACCGTGTCAGTTACCGCCTCGGTTGGTACGACCTTGACCGGCACGCAGTTCATCAACGCCACCGATGTTCGCACCGCCGCTGCTCGGGTCGACACGCAAGTGCCGATCGCTCAAGTCGGGCCGCTCGCGGCCGATACGCCCATCTATGCCTCCTTCGCTTTCGGTGGCACCGCCGGCACGGCCGGCCAGACGACGGTCATCGTCTATTACATCACTGGCGCTGGCTAAGCGTCGGATTAGGCGGGTTGTCGAAAGGCGACCCGCCACTCTTTCATGGTGAATCATGGCGACGCTAGGCCAATTGAAATCTCGCATCGTCTCGGAGACGAACCGCGACGATCTGCTTGACGACCTGGCGTCCGCGCTCAATAGCTGCATCGCGCAGGCGATCGACTTCTACGCCAATTCGCGTTTCACCTTCAACGAGCTGCGCACCACCAGCATCGCGGCGCAGGGTTCAGAATACCTCACCATTCCCACTAACTTTCGTTTTGTCGACGAGCTGTTCGTCATTGTCGGTGGTGTCCGCTATCCGCTCCGCAAGCTGCAAATGACGCAGGTGGAGGACCTCTATAGCGTCCCACTGACGGGTCAGCCGACCAATTGGGCGGAGTACAACTTTCAGGCCCGACTTTGGCCAACGCCGAACATCGCCTACACGATGATCTGGATTGGCGTGGCCGATGTCACGCCGGCCCTGGACTACACCGATGACGCCTCGACGAACGATTGGACGACGCGGGGCGCGGATCTGATCGACGCCCGCACTCGCTTCCTGCTGTACCGTGACTACTTCCGTGACGATGGCGGAATGCAGATCGCCAAGGCGGCCGAAACCGAGGCCTATGCCAATCTCAAGGGTGTCAGCAACCGCATGATGACCACGGGTCGTGTGAGGCAGTCATGGTGACCCGCGTCAGCAAGCCGGCCACGCTCGACAGTACCGCTCCCGACTGGATGAAGCGGTTCGCCGCATCTCTGGAAGACGGCTATGTCCAGGCCGCTCCGACACGTCCGCAACTTCTGTCACGGTTTGTCTCGACGGACCTTCCTAATCCGATCGATTGGCCGTGGTGCATCATCGCCCTCACTGATCTTGAAACCGTGGCGATGTCCACCGGGGCCGCCTGGGTCCGTGCTGATGGGAGCGCCTTGTAATGGCTTCGACCTATACCCCGTCCCTGCGGCTCAATCTTCAAGGTGCTGGAGACAACCTAAACACGTGGGGCTTGATTTTAAACTCTGGCGTGTTCGGCTTGGTCGACACCTCAATCAGTGGGCGGCTCGCGCTGTCCCTGTCTGGATCGGTCACCCTGACCAGCCTTAATGGCGTCGCCGACCAAGCCCGCAACGCCATGATTCACATCACGGGGGGCATGGGCGGAACGATCATTGTCCCGTCCGTGACCAAGATCTATCAGGTTCTCAACGGTTCGGCCGGCATCGTCACCATCACGGCTGGTGCAACGAGCGCTAGCCTGGTGGTCGGTGAATCGTCTTTCGTCATGTGCGACGGGACCAACGTCACCAAGATCATTCCGCAAGGCTTCCCAACGCCGCTGAACAACACCGACGCGGCGAACAAGGCTTATGTCGATGGGGTCGCTTTTGGCTCCAGCAATCTGCCTGGCATCAACCCCGGCACCGCTGGGCTGTTCGTCGGCAATGATGGCGTCACCGCTTCTTGGTCCAGCCCTTTTCCGACTCAGACCGGCAATGCCCGCAAGTTTCTGTCGACGTCTGGGCTGACGACTGCCTGGAGCGTCGCGGGCTTCAAGGGCTATGCCGCCAAGGTCGCCAATTACACCTTGGCGGTGACGGATAAGGAATATCTGATCGACTGCACCGGGACGTTTAACCTGACCTTCCCGGCCGCGTCGACTATGGATACCGACTTTGGCGTCTGGGTCCGCAATAACGGCACAGGCGACATCAGCCTCGTGCGTAGCGGTTCCGACACCATCGACGGCCTGACCGCCTATGTCATGTATCCGGGCGAGATGCGGTTCTTCCTGATCGCTGGCGCGAGCGCCTATGTCAGCTTCGTCGTTAAGCCATTCACGCGCACCTTCACCGCGTCTGGGACGTTTACGACGCCGCCTGGATATCTCGCTTTTACAGGCGAAATGTGGAGCGGTGGTGGCTCTGGTCGCAAGAATGTTTCAGCCGCTGATAAGGCTGGCGGTGGCGGGGGCTGCTGCACGCCATTCCTGTTTCAGGCGTCTGAGATGTCCGCCACTGAAACTGTTACCATTGGAGCGGGTGGAGCGGCTCAGACCGTTAATGCCACTGATGGGAATCCTGGTGGCGACAGCATCTTCAAGACCGTCACCGCCAAAGGCGCCGGGGCGGGCACTGCCGCAAGCGGGCTTGGTGGCCAGGCTTATGCCGTCCCCAACAATCAAGTTACGGACATCACTGATGCGGTGGGGAATGTTGCATCCGCTTATCTGGCGGGGGCAACTTGTAAAATCAGTACCGGAACTTCTACGGTGTGGGGCGCTGGTTCTGGTGGAGGGATTACGTCCGCTGATGCCCTTGGAACACTAGGGCCGACAATCTTTGGCGGCGTTGGGGGTCTGGGAAGTCTGGCCGGTAACGGCGCTGACGGCACGGCTCCAGGCGGCGGCGGGGGCGCGACCAAGAGCGGCACTCAGTCGGGGGCTGGCGCGCGCGGTGAGCTGCGCATCCGAGGCATCTCCTGATGGCGCGGTTTCCACTCGATCCACCGCCAGGCCTGTTTCGAGACAACACCTCGTTCAGCAACGAGGCCCGATGGGAAACGGCCGACAAGGTGCGGTTCTGGCGTCAACGCGCCCAGGTCATTGGCGGGTGGGAAGCCTTGATGCTGACCGCCCTCACGGGCGTATGCCGCTCCCTGTTGTCTTGGACCTCCAACAACGGAGCGCTCAATGTCGCGTTTGGCACGAACAGCAACCTGCAACTTTTCTACGGCGGTGATCTGTTCGACCTTACGCCGACCCTCAATCAGCCCCCTATCGTCCTGCCTCCCAACAAGCTGACAGCGACGCTGGGTTCGCCAACCATCAGCGTCAACGAGCCTGGACATGGCCTGACGACGGGCGACACGATTATCGTGTCTGGTGCGACGACGGTCGGCAATCTGGTTCCTAACGGTACCTACACCGTCACCGTCACGGACGTGGACAACTTCACCTACACCTTCGCCAGCAACGCCACCTCGACCACGCTCGCGGCGGCTCCGCTGGCGGTGACGCTGGGCCTTAAGACGGTGACGGTGACGCACGTCGCCCACGGTCTGACCGATGGGGCCACGGTGGTTATCAGCGGTGCAGCGGCGGTCGGGGGCATCACGCCGAACGGCACCTTCGTCATCAACGCTATCGACGCTGATTCCTACACCTATCAGTTCACCAGCGCCGCGACTTCGACCGCGACGGGTGGCGGGGCGGCGGTTGTCGAGTTCGCCAAGATCGCGGGCGGCGACGCCGTCAAGATTGCCTCGCAGGTTGCGTTTACGGCAGGCGCGGTCGATGGCGCTGGCGGATCTGGATACGGCACGGGGACCTATTCGTCAGGAACCTATTCAAGCCCTTCCACGGCTGACTTCTTCCCGATGACCTGGAGTTTGGCCAATTACGGCGAAAGCTTGATGGCCAATCCGCGTGGTCGGACCATCTACTGGTGGCAGAACGACACCCTGTTGAACGCCGAGCCGTTGCTCAATGCGCCCCGCCAGGTGACCTATATGCTGGTTACGCCTGAGCGCCAGGTCATCGCCTTGGGATGTAATGAGGAGCTGTCAGGCGAGTTCAATCCGCTGTGCATTCGCGGCTCGGACATCGAGAACCCCGAGGATTGGACGACGCGCACCAGCAACAACGCCTTCGAATATGTCGTCGATGGCGGTGGTCGCTTGGTGGGGGGGCTGGTCACCGGATCTGGCGTGTTTGTCTGGACGTCGGAGGCCCTGTATCAAGGAACCTTCATCGGTGATCCGGCCCAGACCTACCGCTTTGATCTGCTAGGCAAGAACTGCGGGCTGCTGGGGCCAAACGCCGCATGCGTCGTTGGTCAGACCGCCTATTGGGTCGGGGCCGATTTGCAGTTTCGTTCCTGCGTCCTGGGCGGCGCGCCGCAGATTCTTTCATCTCCGCTTCAGGCCGAGTTCGCCGCCAACCTGGCCTTCTCGCAACAAGACAAGGTCGTGGCCACCACGGTCAATCAGTTCGGTGAGGTTTGGTGGTTCTATCCCGATGGCCGCGACGGCTACGAGAACAGCCGCTACCTGATCTATTCCTTCCTTGAAGGAACGTGGTCGCAAGGCCTCATGGTCCGCACCGCCTTCGCCGACGCCGCGTCGCAGCCCTACCCGATCGGTGTCGACTACACTGGATACAGCTACTATCACGAGCGCGGAAACTCGGCGAACGGGTCTCCGCTGTCGTGGTCTCTGGAGACCGCCGACTATTACCTCGGCGAAGGCGACAGGACGCTTCAGGTCGAATCGATGTGGCCCGACTTCAAGGACCAACAGGGCGTCGTCATGTTTCAACTGAACGGTCAGCTCTATCCGCAATCGGCGGTGCGGAGCACTGGGCCGTATTCCCTTGCGGTCGGTCAATCCAAGAAGGATTTCCGCATTAGCGCGCGGGTGGTCAAGGTGGCCTTTTCGGGCAATACTAGTCCAGCTTTTGTACGATTTGGCAAGATTGAGTTCGACGCCTTTGAGCGGGGGATGCGATGAGCATCGACAATGATCTGAACGAAGTGCTCGGCGTCAAGGCTGCGGTGGCCCCTGAGCCTATCGAGGCAGCGCCGCTTGAGGTGGTGCAGCCAAACACCGTTCTGCCCCTGCACGCGCAATGGGAGCGGTTCAAACCGCAATTCACCGAGGCGATGGCTGAAACGCCCTACGCGATCGAAGATCTTGAGCGCTCAATCGGCCAAGGCCGTACGATGTTTTTCCCCGGCAAGAACGCCGCCATTACGGCCGAGAAGGCCGTGTATGGCAACGAAACCTTCTTCCAAGTCACCTGGGCCGTGGGCGACATGGAAGAGGTCTTATCGCTCGCGCCTGGCGTTGAGGCCGTTGGCCGCCTGCTTGGCTGTTCGGCCATGCTTATCGAAGGCCGGCGTGGTTGGGAGAAGATGCTCGCGCCGCTTGACTATAAGTTCTGGTCGCTGACCCTGAAGAAGGCCCTGTAGCGCCATGGGTATCTCGACCAAGAAAACCACCACGAGCGGCACGAAGAATAGCAATTCGACGTCGACCTCGACGCCGAGCAACCCCGATTGGGTGACGGGTGGCGTACAGGATCTCGTCAACAAGATCGGTGTGCTGGGGGGGACCGATCCGCAATCCTATGTGACACCGGCTTCTGGCCTGCAACAACAGGCTTTCGATCAGGCCTCCAACGCCAGGACAAGCCCGCAATACGACGCCGCTATCGGAGCCATCGGCACCGCCAACAGCGCCACCACGCCACTGAGCACCGCCGCCAACATGGGGGGCGGAGAATCGCTACTGACGGGCCTGGATCGGTACGTCAACCCGATGCTCAAGAACGTGGTGGGAACCACGCTGGACCAGTACGACGAAAACGCTGGACAACAGGCGGTGGCGTTGGCGGCCAAAGGCGCGCAGAATCATGCGTTCGGCGGCTCTCGTTATGGCCTGGCGGAGGGGCAGTTTGGAGCCGACACCGCTCGTAATCGCGCCTCGACCGAGGCCGGTCTTCTCAGTGACGCCTATACCAAGGCTTATGGCTACTCCGCTGATGACGCCAACCGCCGTCAACAAGCGGCGTCTCTTAATGCGCAATTGGCGCAACAAAGCGACCTGGCGAACCAGGCTTCGCACAATTCGGTCATCGACCGCTATTTGACCTCGGCCGGACTGCTGTCTGGTATCGGCACGGCGCAAGACGCTTCCGGCCGCGCCAACACGGCGCTCCTAGGCGATCTGGGCGGCGTTGAGCGCGGCATCGCGCAGGACAAGGCCACCGCGCCGCTGAGCCTGCTACAGGCGCAGCAGCAGCTTCTTGCGGGCCTGCCGCTCGATCTGTTCCATGGTGGGACAGTGACAGGTCAAGAGAGCGGCACGAGCACGGGCGTCACCAAACAAGATCCAAGCACGATGCAGAAGATCGCCGAAGCCGCCAAGCTCGCGGCTCTGTTCTCCGATCGGGCTCTCAAGCGCGACATCGTCAAGATTGGCACACGCGACGACGGTCTAGGCTGGTACCGCTACAATTACATCTGGGGTGGTGGCGAACACGAGGGCGTCATGGCTGACGAAGTGCTGGCGATCAAGCCGCACGCCGTCTTGCGCCATGTGAGCGGCTTCCTCATGGTCGATTACGGAGCGCTGTGATGGGCATCCTCGACGGTCTGAAATCCTTCAGTACAAAATTCAACACCGCGACTCCCGGCAAACTGTCCTGGGCTGATAAGCTTGATCAGTTTGGCGATACGGTTATGGATTTTGAAGACAATGGAGGCCGTGTCGAAGCAGGCCGTAAACGGCGTCTTGACGAGGCGGAACGCCGTCAGGCGGCGGAGCAACGCCAGCAGATCGCCGCGCTTGCCGATAGCCTCGGCTTGTCGCCAAAGGAAAAGCTACTTTATATGGCCAACCCCAAGGCGTTCGGGGAGCTGCTGAAGGAACAGCAGTCGCCCTACACGCTGAGCGAGGGATCGCAACGCTTCGGCCCGAATGGTGAATCGATCGCCGCCGCGCCAAAGACCATGGCGTTCGGCGACCAGATTCTCCAGGCCGGCCCGCAGGGCGTCAATCCGCTTTATACCCGCAACAAGACCTATGCGGAACAATTGGCCGAGCAGCTTGGTAAGGGCGATCTTGAAGTCAAACGCGG